TTACGCATCGAAGGTGTTTGTCCACCAGCATCATCTGAATCTAAAAACCTAGAAGCTGGATCAAGCATAAATACTCTGTCATGAAATATTACTGAAGATACAGAATTTATAGCCCAAACTTCATCAAAATCAGCACCGTGGCTTTTAGCCACATTATAATCGTGCCAACTTGCTCCTAAAGCAACAATTGCAACATGCTTGCCTTCAAGTGATTTTATATCCTTCATTAAGTTACTGGCTTACGCAAAGAATCGTAACGATATTCATCCTTTCTACCCCTTGCTTCAGCTCTATTTTTTAATCTAGCTAGTTCTTGATTATATCTTGTTTCGTATAATTGCAAAAGATCTGGATCTCCTTTCATAAAAGTATAGGCTTCTAATAAGCAAGCATAAAGTAAACCGTTTCTAGCATTTTGAGATAGCCAAGTGCCTGAAGAATTGCTTGTTAAGCTAGTTGGTTTGTATAGATAATTTAATTTAAAGGTATAATTTGAGTCTGGTACTGGAGCCACTACTAAAGTAGATCCAGCAGAGCCTGTTGCTAATTCTTTATCGTAATCAGCATAATATTTCGGTAATGCTCTTTTAGAAGAATCAGCAGGATCAACATCATATTCCTGCATAAAAGAAGGATGTTTTTTTATTAAATAATTGTAATCGTCTGAAGAATCTTTGACAGCAAAGCTAAAAGCTAAAACAAAATCAGAAGGAGCTGTATAAAACTTATCTCCTGCTGTTAATGTGCCAGTAGATGTCTTTCTAAAGAAATCAAATTCAACTTCTTCAAACATTCTTTCTTCTGCATTTTTAATAATTTCATTTAGATTATTAACAAATGTTGTTTCTGTATTTTGTAAATAATCTTGTATGAGCGATTTTAATTCTGTTAATGTCATATAGTTATTGTAACTGTTCCTAACGAAGATGTAATTTTAAATCCTTTAAAAGTTCTACCAATAATATTAGTTGGTGTGTAAACTCTACCATCATTTGCTTCTACATCAGTATTAGGTCTTGGGTTATAAAGAGCTTCAGAGTCTGCTGTATGAGATCTAGGCTCTAGTTGAGGATGTTTTGGATCATATTGGTCTGGACCTACTAAAAGACCATTCCAAGTTTTTTTCATATCTTTTAATTTGTAACGAAACCCAGAAATGTCGCAAATTCCATAAGCATATTTACCGCTTGAATATGACATTAGTAACTCCTTAAGCCAGGTCTTACTCTAAATGAAGCTCTATCTTCATCCTGATCGGCTGCTCTAAGGAATTCTTCTTCATAAATAGCTTTTAATTGTGGAGATAGTTCAGGATTTTTTTTCAAACTTAGGTAATAGGCCAATCCTGCTGCAAAACAAGGATAAAACCTAAAAGGTATATCCATAGTGTTTTTAGCATCATCAGCATCATCTAGTCTTGTTAACTTATTAAACCTTATAATGTCTGTAGAATTTTCTGGAGACGGGTAAACATAAATTGTTGGATTGGTTTGCTTGTCTAAAAAATATTGAGACGGTTTTGCTTTTGTAGATTTATTTGGAATATTAAAATATTCTGCTCTAGATAACTTATCTAACCTTATATCGGTTACTTTATCATTAACCGTTCTCCTAATAACTACATCTAGAACATCAATTACATCAGTACCTAAAGCATAACTACTTGTTCCTTCTGTAACAGTTTGAGTTCCTGTAGCTATTGTCCATTGATTTAGACCTCTATTCGCCCATTCAGATAGCATTAAGTTAGCTGATCTAATAGCGGTTTTTAAGTCATATCCAGTTCTAAGTTCAAGACCACACCTTTCATATGCTTCTTCTATAAACTCTGTTATGTCTGGGGTAAAGTCTGTACTACCTGATACTGCCATTATTCTTCATATAAATTATCGAATGTAATTGATGGATCTAGATAACTTTCATGACCTTCAGCAGAATGTGCCCATTGTGACGGTTTAAAGTCAGGAGCACCCTCACCAGTAACCCATAAAGCAGGGCTAGTAGCTCGGACTCTGTTGTTAGGCAAAGCAACTAAATTACCTTTCCATTTACAATCCTCTGTTATATAT